GAACTCAAATAGTTGATACTTAGAAGCAGTAGCAATTGCTTTCTCAAGAACCAAGAACAACCTACGCACGTTAATACGATCAAATGCACTTGGTTTTGCAAGAGCAGTTTTATCACCAAACAGAACCACACCTTGGCCTGGGAAATTCGTTACAGGGTTAATACGTTTCCTGTAAAGTTGATCCCTCTCACTGTTCTTAGGGTTGTAAGAAAGTTTAATTGCACCACGAATATTACCACGATTATAACCGCCAGGCGAGAACCAAGGGTCTGCAACCTTGTCTGTGTTTGCACAAAGACCAGCAATATCACCGTTTAGTGGTACATATCGATATACGTCATTGTATTTGTCATACATGTATTTGTAACCACTGTCGTACACTACGTAAGAGGACGATGGTAGAAGATCAAATGCAGCAACCACGTTTGCAGTTTGAGTAATAGTAGATGATACATTCACAGTTGCAGCACGATATGGTGAGATAAAAGCGACACAATCTTTACGTAATTCGACAAGATCGGTAATCATTGTACCATGTGTATCCATTCCAGCTGCAGAATCTGCAACACCAGAAGATGGCCCTGCAAGTACGAGGTTAATGTCCAAACTTTCTGTATCTGAAAACTCATCATATGCAAGTCGAAGTTCACCATTAGTTACAGCATAATCGTCTGTTCCACCAGTAAGGTTTGCGATATCAACAGGAACAACAGCAGTATAAGCAGATGTTGTGTCTGTACCCCAGTTTGTACCAGTAGAAATATGATCACCCCAATAGATATAATTAGATTGCCTAAAAATAACATCAGGATAATAAATGCTATCTCCCTGTGGAGATTTTGCATATGGATTTTTAGAAAGACTAGGATAAGATTCAATTATAGAGTTAGTGGCTTGACCAGCAACACTATAGTCATAACCTGTAATGTCGCCAGTGATGTCATACACAACAATGTGCATTTCGTCACCAGTTCCACGATTGTTTAAATTATTATAATCAGATGTGCCAGGCGCACCGTTAAAGAGATTATGGAACCTCCAACGTCTACGAATGTAAGAGTTGTCAGGAATGAGAGTTACAAGGCCCTGGCCATTTGGATCGTCAGCAAGACGAATTGTTAGATCATTGTCTGTTCCAGCTGCAACCGCAGTAACTTCGTACTCTCTTTCTTCATCAAGTGGAGTAGCATATCCAGAGTCGGAGAAGAAAGAAATCAAGTCACCTACGTTAAATGCATAACCAGCTGCATCTACGTCATCGACTTTAATTGTAGTTGAACCGATAGCATCTTCACCTACAGTAAGATAATCATCACCTAAATCTTGGGAATATGCAGTTGCAGAAGGACAAATCTGGACACCAATTGAGTTTCCATGAGTTCCAGCACTTCTTGCATACCAATCATTAGAAGTAACCTGTCCGTCACCTGATTCTGACCAGAAAGAGTTAATATAATGATCATCATCACGAATTAGGACACCTGATGCCTGACCAGCATTTAGATGACCTGATGTTGGCCGAACAACCTTTAGTTGATCGGAATAAGCTAGAAAGTTTGCAGCTGTAAACCACCACTCAAAATTACTTGCGTTTGGTTTACCAAAAACTTGTAGTAAGTCCTGCTCACTTCCGACTGTTACTATGCTTCCAGATGGACCTCGTTCTGCCGGCATTGCAATCGCACCTACGGTGGTTGCTACGGCTGGAACTATATTAGTGAGGTCAATCTCTCTTACATGTACGCCAGGAGAGGAAAGAAATGACATTTTGTTACTCCTAAAGTTGAAATATCGTTTTTAATTCAAGAATATTTATAAAAAAAAGAATTGCAATAACCCCTTTTTAGATGTATTATAGCATATAAATAAAAGTATGGTTAATGAACATTATGAGAAGTATAAAGACACGATTAAAAAGGTAGCTCGTAGAAACTATCGTAATCGTCTAATTATACTCAATGAATATTTGGGCGATAAACATTGTAGCCACTGTGGAGAAGCAGAAACAGTGTGTCTTAAATTCTATCCTCATAACTCAGAAATCCGTAAATTATCTAAAAGAGTAGGAACCAGCGAAGAAAGCAGACAAGACGTTATTGTTCTTATGAACGAATCAATTATTGTATGTTCCAATTGTTGGATAAAACTCGATAACGATCTAATAGAATTTATAAATGAAATATAAGGAATTTAAGATGAAATTTATTACAGCCGCACTAATTCTAGTCGCCATGACAACCTCTGCATATGCAGAAACCTTGGGAAGTACAAAAGGTAGTGCAAACTACCAAACAGCAGTCGCACTTGCAAAAACTATGAGTGCAGCTGGACTTACACTAACCCCTCTACCACATAGGGGAACACAAATTTACCTAGAAAAAGTAGATGCTGGTAAAATTGACTTTGGTATCAGTAATCCTACAGACTTTTTCTGGGGATATACAGGTATCCGTACATCAAAGAAAGCACACAAGAATCTACGTTTTGTTGCGAATCTACACTTTTTTAAGACAGGACTTGCAGTACGAGACAACTCTGGTATTGAGAGTTATAACGATCTAAAAGGTAAACGAGTGCCTTCTGGGTTTCGTGGTGCGCCAGGATTTCACTGGAACATTAAACACAAACTACTTAATGCAGAACCAGCATTAGATTGGAAAGATGTAGAACGTGTTCCTGTAACCTCACTGCCAGGCAACTGGGACGCATTTCGTAGAGGTGCAGTAGATGTTGCAATCGTTTCTGTAGGTGCTGGACACACAAAGAAACTTCATGCTGGTGCGATTACCGATGGTGGTATTCGTATGTTGTCTCTTAATGATGGGATTGCAGAAGACCGTCTACTAAAGGGATGGCCTGGATTTAAGGTTATTACAGTCAATCCTAACCCTAGATGGCCATCAATACGAAAACCTACACGTATTATTACATTCCCTTACATGTTGTGGACACACAAAGATGTTCCTAACTCTGTGGTGAAGGATGTTGTTCTTGCATTACATAAACATGAAGAAGTGTATAAGAAGTCTTCAAAAATGGTAAGTGGGTTTGATAAAAATAAGATGAACGCATTTACTGGTGGAGTTCCTATGCATGATGGTGCAAAAATTGCTTACCGTATCCTCAAATCTAACTAAGTACGTTTTACCGTTACTTCTAATACTGAGCGTATCTGACATAGATTTCTATGTTGGATACCCTCTGTTAGATGAACAATGGTACGTACTAATACTACTATCTTCTTTGGGATGTGCATTTAAGAGAATAGAGATACCTTTGTTATGCATTGGTCTTGCGTTATTTTTTAGTTATCCGTACTTGACAGAATATGCTAATTATCATAAGTTACTTCTATATTTCATATCCATACCACTCTGTGGCCTAGTGTTAGTAAGTTGCTACTTGACAAGTGGTAAATCTTTTGGTATAATACTGGCAGCATTTTTAACATATCCTTTATTTTTAGATATGGACTACTTCGATCTAATATCTCACATCGTTATAGACAATACTGCAATGTTGGGAATGTCTGTCTCAATCATGTGTGGAATCGTCTTTTTGTTTGTTTTGGTAGGACAAATTCTAGTATATTTTGGTATCATAGATTTCTTAATGAAATACATCATTAAGTATGTTAGATCGCCTGGACGGGTTGCTATACTCTCCTCAGCGGTGTTTGGGAGCGTTTCTGGCAGTGCGGTTGCAAACGTAATGAGTACGGGTCAACTTACTATTCCTCTCATGATTAGATGTGGATATTCAAAAGTTCGGGCGGCAGCATATGAAGCGGTTGCGTCAACAGGTGGACAACTTATGCCTCCAGTTATGGGTGCAGCTGCATTTTTGATGGCAGAAATTCTTATGGTATCTTATTGGGATGTTGTTCTAGTTTCGATATTTCCAGCGGTTACGTTTTACATTTTGTTGTTACTAACCACACCAAAGTTATCTTCCATTGATATTATACCACAATATAAAGCTCCTGTCAAGAAGAATCTTGCAGAATCTATATCTAATGCAATGTTCAGTCTTATTATACTATCTGCGGCAATAGGACTTATAATAGGGATAATGGATCAAACTGGCCTTAGTTTTCACATTACATCTATACTTAATGTAGCATCTGGGGGTAATACGTTTTTACTATTGACAATGGTTGCTATATTGTGTATAATACTTGGAATGGGTATGCCGACCAGTTCTACATACCTACTGGTTGCAATAGTCGCAGCTCCATCTCTTATTGATGCAGGAATCACCGACATATATGCACATCTATTTGTGTTGTATTTTGGGGTGTTATCTATGGTAACTCCACCTGTCGCACTGTCATCTTTTACTGCAGCGAAGATTGCTGACGCAAATCCTATTAAGGTTTCGTTAATGTCTATGTTACTGGCATGGCCACTATACATATTTCCGTTTATATTTGTGTGGTTTTAATTACCAATCTGTTTCGTAGTTTCGTACTATAGGACTCCACTTAGTTCCATACTCATCTACCATCTCACCTATATTTTCATCCTCTAGTCCTGTAATTACAAATCCAAACGGGGCCATGTCTTGTTCTAATGCGTCTTGTTGTTCTCGCATCATAGTCTGTCGAATGTCCATGTCTGTTAATTCTTTAAAGTATTGTTGATCAGTTGCCCATGCAAACATAAACAAACATGCGACCAAATCATCTGTACAACCATCATCTGCTTCATGAGATGATCCTTTAATTATAAATGTAGATAGTTCGCTGATGACATCCATATCTTCTACAATTAACTTATTATCTTCTATTAATTGTTTAAGATTTGAACAACCTACTTTTTTGGTAGATTTTGTAGTTCTTATTCCTAATTGTGCTTTACCACCAGAAAAACCACCACCCATAACTTGGCCAGCCCGCCCACGCATAGATGCCATAACAAGGTTGTCATATTCGAGATCAAACTGCATTGCGTTTGCTACTTGTTCTCCTATATCATTTACTTCAATCATAACAAATGCTTGATTATATGCTCGAGCAACTTCATAAATTTTCGCTGGGAATAGAAGGGGTTTTATTTCGTTATCTCTAAATTTAGCTACAATCCTATAAGGCATTTGAGAAACGTCAAATACTACAAATGCTGAATAGTCATTAGATGTGCCACGTGAAACATCTGCTGTCATAAAATAGGTTGCATCTACTCTTGGGTTTTCATATACATCCAGACCAGCATTACTAGTCATGGGTGGTCTATATGTAAGTTGTCTTAGTTTACGTGTTGATATAAGTGTGTCAATAGAACCTAGAAACTCACATTCAAACTCTGTATTGAATTGTTGTTCTGAAGTGTTTTTGATTGTTTGTTTTTTCCACTCCTCATCACGGCCAGGAACTTCACTCCAATGAACTTCAATAGGAATGTATTCATTACGTTGCTCTTCTGCGTCCGTCCACAACTTGTAGAACATATTCATACCATGTGGTGTAGAAACAATCATAACCTTTGTAGTTTTACCAGATGATATAGTAGGATAAACAGAACTAAAGAATTGTTCGGCTACGTTACTAGGAACGTAAGCAAACTCATCAAGGAAAATAATATTATAAGAACCGCCACGAACCGCACTAGCAGAAGTAGAAGATGCAAGAATCTTTGAACCATTTTCAAGTTCCAAACTCCCTTTGTTCCATGACATTACTCCTTGTTGTAACCACTTAGGCATATGTTCGTAGGCTAACTGCAAACGTGATAGTAAGTCTCGTGCAGTTGCAGCTTTGTTCGCAAGAATAGCAACATTAACTGATGCATTAAATAAAACATAATGTAGGAGATATGCAATAATTGTAGTAGACTTACCAGACTGTCTTGGTAATTTGCATATTGTAAAACGATTATTATGAAACGTGCCTACCATTTCCTTTTGAAAATTATACATATCAAAAGGAACAAGTCCCTCATCAAGAGAGACAATTTTTAAATAATTTACAATAAAGTATATGGGGTCTTTCATACACTTTTGGTATTCTACTAATTCTTCTTCTGTCCATTCTTGTTGGACATTGGCCTTTTTTAAATTCGGATTACCTAAATAAACTGATTCAGCCATTTACAAGTTCTCTATTTTTTAAATGTCCTTCTACAATATCCTCTTTAGATTGACCATAATATGCAACAGCATTGTGTGTATCGATTAACATCTGATTTAGAGTTGTGTCTTCAATAACAAATTCTCCAAGGATACGACCATACTTACCAACACCATCTTTTTTTGTGCGTAGAACTTGTGTTGTACCCAAAGGAAGATATTTCTGCACAAACTTTTTGGCCATTAGTCCATAGACCTTCTCTTCTTTGTCACTTGTCCTTGACTCAGGAGTATCAACACCATAGAAACGAACTCTTTGTTTCTTCAACCAAACACCAAAGCCCAAGTCGATGTCCACATCAGCGGTATCGCCATCTATTACCCTTAGTATTACACATCTATATTCATACATGAGTTATCTCCATTCCTTTATATTTATCACATAAAGATTTGTTAAATAAATCCCAAGTTAAAATATCTGATGGTATAATGTCAGAATTTACTGGATAGTATGTACCATCAGTAAATATAATTCTATTTCTGTGCCAAGATTTTTTTGCATGGCTACCTACAGTTTTTGGTAAACTCTTCTCTTTTGTTTTGTTCATCAAATAACTTGAATCTGGATTAAAATCATATATGTATTGTTTAGATGGCCACTTATATGTTTTGTAAGTTCCTTGATGTTTTAGATCGTGATTTGTCATACTCCAAATTTGATATTCTGGTGTGTTAAAGAAACTTAACATATTTTTATAACCACTAGGATCGGGTAAATTACCAAACAATCTACGATCTATCCATTGCCACTTCAATGTAAACGCTAACCACCACGTAAAATCAAAAGTGTTCTTAATTTCAAAAGGACACCTTTTAATGTAATCCTCACAAAACTGCATAAATTTAGAATGATGATTACTATCTCTGTACACGTAGTTCACATCGTCAAAATCTATAGTCTTTGTCCAATGATCGTTAATTTCTTCTATGTGATTTTCTATAACAAATGTGCCGTACATAGGATCACCACACTCACCTGTAATATTAACAGATGAACCGTCCCAATGTTCTTTTGTGTAAAATAGTGTTTCTTTTTCAGCCCACTGTATATTTAAATCCATGTTTTTAATTTTATCAAACATAGTAGGATTTTCTTCTACAGACTGCTTACTCATCCACACAGTTAGTTCGTGGTGTGGTTGTTTCCAAGTAATAAGTGCAGACAATGCTGTAGAACTGTCTATACCACCAGAATACCAAACCCTGACAGGTTTATCCATATTCCAGATATCTACTGCTCTTTGATTTGTTATATCTTTGAAATTACGATTCCATCCTTCGGGTATTTCTGGTATAGGATCAAAATCTACATTGAGGAAATTATATTCACCAAACCTATCGTATGGCGCTGGACATTCTACCAGAGCCCCTAAACCATAAACATAGTTATTATACAATTCTCCAATATGAAGACTGTCATAATCTTCTAAGTCTAGAGGATTATAATTTTTTAACTCACTTTTATAGGCTTTAGTTAAAGTAAAGTTATTATGATTTATTATTTTCATGCATCATATTTGATACTTTGAAGCAGCCCTGGCGTAAACATATCATCATATTTTTCATACATGTACTCAGTTGCCTTCTTGAAACGTAGACGTTCCTCATCAGACATGGTGACTACCTTAATGGTATCTTCCTCACATTTGGACTTAACAATGTCAATGTCTTCTACAGACCAGACACGTTCTGCCCTAGCTGCATCAAAAGATGCATCTTCAATTTCGGTTTGCAACTCAAGATCAAGAGTGTTCCAGAAATCCTTAGCAACAAGAATTGTAGTAAGGAACAATGAATGTTCTGCATCGTTGATTGTGTCCATAAACTCATTCTGTTTCAAACCATAGAAACGAGGATAAGTAGACTCACCACCAACAATGATATCGCCCTGTACGCCTTCGTTGATTTGCTCAAGTTCCATAGGAACAGGGACAGCACCAACAGCACTGAGGGTTTCTTCTGCGATAGGAGACTTATTGCAACGTAACTTTTGACCTTCGAAGTCTTCAATCTTATGAAGTTCTACGTTAGCAGGGATCATTCGAAATCCACCAGAATAGGTAAACGCAAGACCTTGAACATTACTGTTATTATTAAGACCAGCAAGGAGAGATTTGCCGATATCACCCTCAAGCACTTCTTGTGCGTGATCATGATCTTTAAAGATAAACGGCATATCTAGGGCCCACATGTCTTTTGCATGAGTACGACCAAGAGTAGAAGTATACATCTGGGACATTTCAATCTCGCCATCCTCCATCAACTGAAGAAGATCGTGTTTCGTGATCTTCTGACCTGGCTTATATTTGTCTGCATATTCTGATAGAGTTAAGATTTCCAAGTTAATAGCGCCCGGCATCTTCTCTTCCATAGTAGCTTTAAAATGTTTTGCTGCCCGAAGAAACAATTCAATTGGTTCGTGTGCAAGCACCCAGCGGATGGTTTTCATGTTAGTCTCCTTTATATGCATCTATTTATAATACAATTTTGTCTGTATCAGAAGAAACTTTTTTCCAATCAAACCGATTCCAAAGTCTTTCGTGACAGATGTATAGAATACTATTAATAACTAGAGCCATTAACCCCACTACTAAACCTTTCATCCAATCTCCTGTGACGATCCAACCAATAAGACTATTAGTGATCATCATCCAACTTCTCCAAGTAACTGCCTTAGCAATTGTTCTTGGTAATTTTTCGAACCATACTGGTTTTGTAAAACTCATAATATTTTCACTTTCCTTTTAACATTTTCTGCAATTCAGCAGTTGACCCCACAAATAAGGCATTAGTTACGTTCTTAGGTGCTGAACTAGGAACGTCTTTTAATTTATTCATTTTATCTTGAAGATCACCTAACTTTTCGGCGACTTCTGCAACTTGTTTGATAAGGTTGCCAGCAACTTCGTAGGCTCTTGGATGTTCTCCCTCTTTTGCAAGTTCGAGTATCCCATCAATTGCAGTACTCCCCTTCTCGACAAGAGCATAAAAGTTCTTTCTTTGATAAACATAATCTGCTTCGATGTCGGCTTCGGGAGTTTCATGGGGAATTACTATTTCCTTTCCCATATCAATAATCTCACCCTTAGTTTCTGATTCTATTTCAATCACACCTAAAGCTTCATCTATCTTATTTGTTGACATTATACATCTTGACCTGTTTCTGGGTCAAGAGATTTTGCGTCCTCAAAGAAAGAAGACACTTCATTAAAACCAAAGTTATCATCTGCTTCTGCGTCAATTGGATCAGGAGTTACTGTCAATCTTTGTTCACGTTTCGGAGATTTATCTGGCAAATCTGTATATTGATCAACTTTGGTTGTCCTGATAACTTTACCAGATGTAACAGGCCCATAAAGATAAAACTTAGCAGTAAAATCTAAAGTATAAATTAATGTAGTCCTTGAAGTAAAATCACCAGAATAAGAATCTTCGTAGTTTACAGAATTAAGAACTACAGGAACATCTCGTTTAATTCCCATATCAGCATTATCATTCATCGTGATTGTGTAATCTGGCTGAAAGTAAGGAAGAATTTGTTCTATAATCTGAAGACCATCATCTGACTGTTTTGCTAAAATGTACAGCTGAAAACCAACATTATAAGGAACAGGCATATATTGAGAATCGAGTTGCTTTGATGTAGTACCTTTTATTTTCTTAAATTGCTGAACACGGTTTAACTTACGAGAAGCATCATATGTAATTGAATTAATTTCAAAACCTATACGTGGAAGAGTAACTGCAACTTGTTTTGTTAAGTCTGCATCTTCACGCAAACGAACAAGAAACTTTTCTCTTGGCCCATATGCAAGAGGAACTTTCATAGATTGAGTAATCGTTCCAGTGTTGTCTTTACGTACAAGTTGTATATCATTAAACATACTACCAAATGCAATAACAACCTTACGAATTGTTTCGTGGTAGAACTGCTGCCCTAGCATAATATAATCTCCTTTTTCATTTTAAGAACTTCCAGCGTCACCGAATGGATTTGATTCAGAAAAATCTAAAACTGTGTCATCCAATTCGTCAAATAATTCATTTTGTGCGGTAGGGTCAACACTGTTAGTATTAGCACCACCTGTTCCTATTATATAGTCTTCTTTAATTAACCAACCTCCATGACCAGTATCAGCATTATATTCCATAAGAATACTTTCGCCGACAGAACTGGAGTCATCTTCACCTATTATATTATCACTATCTGTCTCATCAATAACCAAACCATTATCAGAAAATAGTTCTAATCTGAATGGTTCGTTTTGTGCAGTACTTTGTTCTAATGTAAATTGATACTCTAAAGTATTAGTTGACAGCGCATCTTCGATTGCATCAATTGCAGCAATACCAGTATCCAAAGCTTCTGAACTATATTCAAACAAGCGACAACGCATTTTGTATACAGGATTATTATCTAACTGATTAAATGGGTCATCATGATCTACAAAATTTATCGTAAACATTTTATTAAGTGTAGGATGAAATATTGCATCTCCTTCTAATGGCCTATCAGAATCAGTTGCTTCTGTTTCTGAAATAAGGTAGTATACACTGCCCTCAAATTTGTTGGCAGAAATAGAACCAGATTCCATAAGAATAGCACCACCAGAAGTATCTGTACCATCTTCTATTGTAAACTGTTTTGTCTTATCTTGAAATCTATTTTTACTCACGACAAAGGTTGCTTCACTTAAATTCTGCAACCCAAATTGATTCATAATTTCCCTCTCGCCAGCAAAACCTCCACTAGAATCTTCCATATACATTTCAATAGGAACTTGTGTTCTGAACTTAGATAAAGTATCTTCCCCCAAGATATTATCTTCAGCCACAAGAGTTCTGTCTAGATAATACACATCATGGCCATGAATCTGTATCGCCTCTGCAACTAGGTTTGCATATAACGCTTGTTCTGTAGCAGTTCCTTGAAGATTACTAGTGTGGAAATGTTTATTAACCGCCATGCTCTATCCCACACCAAACATTATTGGGGGTTCGTTACTTCTAATAGAATCTTCTACTTGTTTCTGTTCTTCTATTCCCTGTGAATAAAGTGTTTCTCCATTCATAGTAACACCACCCAACATTGCAACACCACTAAACTTAGATAGGTTTGCGCCCCATTGTTTTTTAATCAAAGCTGTAGCGTATCTTTTGAGCAGAATATCATCATAGACATCTGTATATGAAGCAGGGTCTAATTTACGGAAACACTCTATTACGATATAGTCCTGTTCAGCAACAAAATCACGGGACCAATCAGCCTCGATAAACAGTCGATTTTGATGTTGATTAAATCGAATAGGTTGTTCTCCAACAAGAACGTGTTGTAGAAAATCTAAGTTATTCATATTCATTTCATAGTTAATAACAGAAGTTGATGATAGATCATATAATTCATTTAAGTGTAACTGGTATCTAGCATCAAACATATTTGCTCCTGATCCAGTGCCAGTAAGAGGAAATACCTGTACAACTGAAACTATAGAACTGGGCAGGGGAATATAATTTTTGCCTGCTAACCAAGTTGAAGAGACAGTAGAATCTACTGAATCTGTAGCAGAAGAAGATTCGTTTGTAATCGCTCGATCTATGTCTTCCTGTGTTATTAGATGTTTAAGATACATCCTCTCAACACCATCGTAATGATATTCTGAAAAGTATTGTATCGCTTCATCAATACGATCATCTGCTTGGTCATCTGATATATTAATATCGATAACCCCATCACCTAGAGATCGTAGACAATAATCTTTGAAAGTTGATTTCGTTGTTGGAATGGCCATGCACGTATCCTTTTCTTCTATTTATAAATTAACTGTCTTGTTACCAGACAATTAGGGCCAAACTCTACCCCTTTATCAATCCATTTACCTTTTTTCTTAAATCCAACGCTCTCATATGATTTAAGCGCAGATTTTCTAGGCATACTCCAAATCCAAAAACAATCTTCAGTTTTTCCTTGGATTATAGTTTGCATTAACAAAGTTTTACCATATCCATTGCCCCTATGTTCTTCACTAACCCACAACCCCCTAGAACGGTATATACCAGGCCCAGTTTTAAATCCACTATTTACACCAACAATAATGTCTTCAATTTTAATAACAAAAAAAGTTGGTTCGTATTTATCAAAAATAGTGCTATCTTTAATTATATCTCTAGGTTGTTTCCAATAGAGACTACTCATAGGTTCTATTTTACTAACTCTATCTGGCCAGAGTTTTTCATTCCAAATAGGATAGACTTCTTCAAATGTAGATTCACGAACTTCCATATACATATATAGGTGTATGAGAATAGGGTTAATAGCAACGTCCAGAAGTGGTAGTACATATTTTCGTAGGTTTCTATGTAATACCTTTGGTCTTTATGACCCTGCCTCATGGCTAAAGAAGAATGATTA